TAATTGTGGTTGTTGTACCGTTTACTGTTAAATCCCCTGACAAAACAAGAGATGTACCAGTTGCAGCACCAATGTTTGGTGTTACAAGTGTTGGGGTATTAGCAAAAACAAGTGCTCCAGTACCAGTTTCATCAGAGATGATACCAGCAAGTTCTGAAGAAGATGTTGCTGCAAGTACGTTCAACTTATCTGTTGTTACAACAAGAGTCTTTGTGCTTGGAATACTTGTACCATTGATAGAATCAGCAGTTGCAACACCAAGTGCTGGAGTTGTAAGAGTTGGGCTTGTCAATGTTTTATTTGTAAGTGTCTGTGTGTTAGTTGTTCCAACTACCGCACCAGTTGCACCATGTGCCTCTGTTGCACCTGTGTGAGTTGTAAGATCTGAAGAAGTAGCCTTAGCATCCAACTGAGTTTGAATTGCTGAAGTTACGCCATCTACGTAGTTAAGTTCTGTAGCGGTTGCAGTAAGTGATGTACCAGCAATTTGTAAAGTTGTAGCGTTTACTTCTCCTGCTGCGCCATAAACAACTGCCTTACCATTTGCAATAGTTCCTGCTGATGATCCATCTACTAAGTTGAGTTCAGAAGCACTTGCAGTCAAATCTGAAACATTTGCTACTTGAACTGTAACTGTGTTGTTTGTATAAGAAATTGTTTTGTTGCTTAATGTTTGTGTTGCATCATTAAGTGTTACAGTACCTGTAGCGTTTGGAAGTGTGATAGTACGATCTGCTGTTGGATCTGCTACTTCAAGAGTTGTCTCATAGTCATCTGCTGTTGCACCTTCAAATGAAATTGAAGAACCAAATACACCAACTGCTGCTGGATCTGACCATTGAACACCATATGTTGCACCTGACGCTGCAGTGAGGACCTGTCCGTTGCTTCCAACGCCAAGACGTGCTATTGCATCATTTGCACTACCAACAATTAAATCACCTTTAGCATCTACAGTTCCTGCGGTAATAACATTTTTACCATTAACAGTTGCTGTTTCTCCTTGAACAATTAAACCATTTTTTACTTTAAAATCTTTGTCTACTGTTGCCATTTTTTATCTCCTTTTTTATGCCTTTAATCCCGTACGTGAATAACGTACAGTGATTGGGGTTATACCGATTACTGGAGTAACCGTTAAGGATACTGTATTTCCAGCACGGGAGACGCTAATGGTGCCAATATTCCCATCATTGTCAATAAGGCCATACTCAGTGACAGATACATCTGTACCGTCAGCAAGAACAACCAGTTCTGTTGCGTAGTATTTATTTTCGCCACCAGAAGTCTTTTTAATAGAGACCGAATACTTAACAGATCTCCATTGTGTTGCATCAAAATTATCAATTACTGTAGCACTTTCAATGCCGTTGATTGTTGACTCATTGTTTCCCGCACTACCCAAATCTGTTGCTTGAGCGCTTGCTGTGTCAATAAAATCTTCAAAATCCGTCTGTGAAGGACGATCTCCTGTTTGAAATCTTAACTTTAAGTTTGCTAGTGATAGACGGGCCATGTTTATATTATAACATAATTTTATTACAAGATATAGTTAGAAAAACCAATAACTTGCATACCAATTCCTGGAGGATTTAAAGGATTTATGCCTTCAATACCTATGTTAGTTATTCTTAATCTAAATGGAAGTATTGCATCTATTGATACTTTTTTAGAATAGTCAACTGTTTTTATACCCGAAGATTTAAAACCTTTTATTGGAGTTACTTTGGTTTTTGTTTTAATATCAGTTAAAGTTGTTTTTGAATAATTAACAGTTTTAATTTTAGAAGACTTAAAGTCTTTCACTGCAGTTACTTTTGCTTTTGCCTTAACGTCAGTTAGTGTTGCTTTAGCCATTTCTTATGACTGATCTGTAACTTCGCCAAGCATGATCATTTCTCCTTGACATACCGTCCAAACCCTTGTAGCATCTGTAAGTTGAACATCAAAAACATCACCAGTTCTTAGTTGTTTAGATTGAGCGGGAGTCAAAGAAACTAAAAACTCTCCATCTCCATCAGTTACTGATTGTACTGGCACTAACTCAAATATTAAATCATCTCCAACATTATCAGAGTACCGTCTAAAATCGACCTCAATGTCCCAATCATCGACTACAATTGGATCTCCTGCATCATCTTGTACATATATTCTAAAAGAGGCGCTATCGCCAATTACAACCGTCCAGTTAACCAATGGTGGCTTATTTCCAATATTGTAGGTAGAAGGAGCCTTTACATCCATCTCTGATTCGTCTGGATTGCGGTATTTAGCCATAAAGAAATTATATCACATTAAGTCTTTAAGTTGACTCAATCTCCAAATCCATGATATACTAGTGAGTAACACCATAACTTTATGGTGTTTTTGTTTCTAAGGAGGAACAGTCATGACAACTAATAAGATAGTGATTGGAATACTCGCAGCAGTAACTGGAATTGCTTTGTTCTCTAATTCTAGTGCTAATGCTGAAAATAACTTGAGTAGTACCGTGTCAAAAAGTGAAACCCAAACCGCTGAGGCGGTTTTTTCAGTTTCTAAGGAAGAAAATAATAAAACTAAGAAAAAGTATAAATATGGAACCCCTCTTGAAAAAGATGAACTAATTAAAATATTAAAATGTGTAGGGTTTGAGGGTTATTCTCTTAAAGTTGCCTGGGCAACAGTAATGAAAGAATCTATGGGTACTCCTAATTCTTGGAATCCTAATGCAAAGACTGGAGACAACTCTTATGGATTATTTCAAATCAATATGTTAGGATCAATGGGTCAAGATCGACGGGATAAGTTTAACCTAAAGTCTAACGAAGACTTATTTGATCCAGTTAGAAATGCAGAAATCGCTTACCATATGAGTGATGGTGGTAAAGACTGGTCTGCCTGGAAGGGCATTACTTGGAAGACTAAAGAGTGGCTTGCAAGGTATCCTGATTAATAAACAAAACTAACAATTGCATATCTAACACCACCTGTTATTGGCAAAACTTTATGCTGATAAACATAACTTGATGGGAAAAGAAATAGTTGATTAGCCTTTGGCCTAATCGTTAAATTAAACTTGGAAAATTCTATTTCTCCTCCTTCGTAATCGTCATTGCAATAATAAATTAAAGACATCCTTCTTGGTGTTTCAATATGATCATCTAAATGATTATTAAAATATTGACCTTTTCTATATTTTAAAACTAAATAGGGTTCGTGAGTTTTTGTTTCTAGATGAAACATTTCCTTGTAGTATTTTTCATATGGCGTAAACAAATTTTTTAACTTATTTGAAGTTTCAAGTAAAAATAAATCATTTTGATCTGATTCAAATGGGATGCTAATAGAAAAAACATTTCTTGTAGACAGGTCAATAACCTTTTCTCCATAAGAGTTGTGGGTTCCACCAAATCCCCAATTAAGATTTCTTTTTTTTGTTTCTAACTCTAACTCTTCTATAAAATTTTTTGAATCTAGGAAAACATCATCATAAATAAAAAATCCTGGAATTGGTTCTGTATAATTAGATAATGTCATTTTTATACGGGATAACTGTCGCCAACGGACAACTGACCATCTTCAATAAAAATCATTTGATGTGGTGTTGCAATAACTCTTGCCAATAATTCATTACAGTCCATAATACATTCTACTACCCCATTAACTGCAATTGCTACTTTATAACTATGATCATTAATATCATAGCCTTCTTTTTTAATTATTTCTAAACTTCTTGCCTTAAGCATTTTTCTCCATTAATCTTCTTTAAAAGAAACTCTAACCTGTCCCCATTTTCCTAAAGGACACTCTGCATTTGGCAGTTTAGTTTTTTGATTCATCAAACAACCACATTTTTTACATTGGCTTGTTAGGTGTATTAGTTCTGGACATGTTTTACATATGTTAAAACGCTCTGTAGCAATTTCTGTTTCTACCCTGCCAATATTTTTATTAAATAAATCCCAAGGTCTTGCTTTTTTTTCTGACATTAGAATTATTCTGGATTTGTAAATTCAGAGGTTAATGGATTATAGGTTGCTCCAGTTTGAACATCAGAAGTTCCATCATTGTGAACTTTATCACTAATATCTACAATGACTGGATCGCTTAAAAGTATTGCACCTAATCTATCATTTGTGCGAAGCACCTCTACAACTTCTCCATCAATAATAAATGCTAGTCCAACTGGAACAACTGTGAAGTCTGGCAAATCTGGCATATTTATCTCCTTTTAGTATAGTATACAGTATTAATTTTTATTGTGCAGCAAAATTATCTAATAAAGATCCAGCATTTGTAGTTGATGGAGTTTTTACTATTCCAACACTTGTTCCTTTAGTTGGTGATGTAGCAGTATAAACAAGGTCTGATCCTAACTGTGAAGATAGTCCAGCACTTGAGTACGCCTTTGCTGTTATTACATCTCCAGATGTTGAAACAAGAATAGATGAAGCGGTTGTATAACTAGAAGAGTTACTTTGAGTTGCTATTGTTGATGATGTTGGAGTAGTGATTGTTCCAGAAACATCTGAATAAATTGAAAGAGTTGTTGCTGTACAGGTTTGACAATTACAACTATATGTTGGATTATAAGACGCACAGCCACCACCACCATAAGTAGCGCATCCACATTGCGCTTCATTATACTCACTTACAACTGTATAAACTGGAATTTGTACATAAGTAGCACATCCTGAACTACCAACATCGCCATCATTATTGTCATAACATCTACAATCTGGTGCTCCACCACTATAGTAGGATGCACCACAAGCATTACAACCATTGCAAGATCCATTAGTATACCCTGATATATATGAGTACTGGCAGTAATTGGCCTGAGCGCAATATGTTGGATTATAAGACGCACAATCTCCACCACATGTTTGGCAATTACAACTCGAACTAGAATATGAAACAGAACTTGCCCACCAATTATTATTATCAGTTACCCAAAAAGCAACTCCAGGACCACCATTTGTAATATCAGCAGAAACTGCCACATCTTGAAGTCCTAAGTTTATTGATGCTAATGGATAAGCACTTCCTGCATCAGAAGATGTTGCTTTATTTGTAGATATTGTCCATGTGCCTCTTGTTGCTGACCATGTCTGTCCTGTGTCTGTTGATCCTATAGATCCATCTGATCTATTAAAAGAATCAGTTATTTTACTTAATATTGATGTGATAATTCCAAGTATATTTAGCATGGAATATCCTTAAGCCGTCAGATCGCCTAGAAGAACCCAGGAGTTTGTTCCTACTTTAATAAGTGTTGCTGCTGAGTATTGTCCAGAAAGTTTTCT